AACCGAGCATTTGCATCAGTGGAAGTTGCCTTATTCTTTGAACATCCATTTCATTATGCATACCACCATAGTCACTTCGACCTCTCCTTCCAAACACTTCATCCATTTGGCGTTGCTCTACTCTACCACCACGAATAGGTGTTTCGGGTACTATGTCTTCACCCATATCAGCAAGAGCCTGTGATAAAGCAAGCGTAGCAAAGCGATTTGCAAACGGGTGTTGTTGGTATCTGTGTTCCCGCGAACCAAAAAATCTTGGAATTTTAGTCACAGGTTTTCTTTTATCATCGGGTATAGTGGCTTCCCGATAATACCCTTGTTCCTTTCGCTCTTTAAGAATGAGCCAAGCATCATCCATAATGCTCATTATGCCACCTCAATTGCGATTTGAATTTTTAATTCATTTGCTGTTGATTTAGTAATTGGTGTGATGGTGTATCGACCCACTGGTGTAAAATCGGTACTGTCACGAAATTGAATGTACACTTCTTTTATTTGCTCAGTAAATGAAGTATCATATGGAAGTTTTGCTTCTACCAATAAAGATGTATCATCAACAATCGTCACTGTAGGTGTGAGAATGATGGCAGGTCTACCAGCAGAACCATCATCAGCGGTTGCTGGTGTGCCATCAAAACCTAAGATTACCTCGTTGATGTTGCTTGCAAGGGTGTCAAGCAAAAGACGACGCATATAATCACTAACTGGAATATATATTCCTCCTTGTTCTTGTCTTGTTCACACCAATCGGTAGCCCGTTTCCACCAATAAGCCCACGATTGTGTGTTCCCTTCACTCCACCGATGAGGTATGCTGTATTAAATACCCCTCTTTCTGTTACCGCTGATACGATTCTTAATTCTACTTTACCAAACATTGCTAAGTTTTGCTCAACAACTTGTACATAGGTAGCAGGATTATTCTCGTTAGCACTTACTGTTGTCCCTTCGGAAATACCCTGCAATACCCCTTCAATACCACTTTCAAAGTTCATCATGGTAAGGTCACTCATATTCCGCATAGGCATGTGTTTAACCTCAGTGACTACCTTGTTGACCCCATCATACTTTACTGTCATACCGGGGCGCAGTGTAAGTAAGTTCATGTGACCTGCACTTGAGAGGCTACCACGAACAAGTGAGCGTGATTTAAGCATCTGTCGTGCTACACGCCGAGCGGCGTTGGTGGTACGAACTGTATTGTCTACCACAGGCGCAGTGTCTTCTCGCACCTCTTCGACCTGCCCTTCAACATCGTCTACAGTTACAATAACCAAGTCGTTAAGAGCCAATGGATGACCTTGTACGGTTACACGGTTTGAAATGTTTTCAATTGGATTGTCTTGTTTTGGACCGAAGCGGAAGTTTTTGTCTACAGTGTAGGTTGCTTCACTAAAAGTGATGGGTATATACAATAAATTGCCGAAGCGGTCGAGTAAGAGCATACGACTGTCATGACGACCTAAGAAGCGAAGGGCCGTCATAAGATTCATGTTATTGAAATCTTGACCAATAAAGCGTGTGCTGTGTTTGCGTGCAGAAGATGATGTAACACTCTTCGGGCGTGAGATGTTCACGCTTGTAGCACCACTGTTAATTGATTCTCCAAGTCGAATAGCCAAGTCAGTGCTACGCAATCCTACATCGACTGGTTGGCCGAGTTTGACTGTACGCCCTGTAAACCCTATACCATCCAGCGTCTTACCCTTCATGTTGCGTAGGTTCATCAACACACCAAATGACGATGATTCGATATTGTGAGGTAACAACCGTTGGGCGGGTGTGTCAGCGTTGTAGATGAGCATGGGGCTGTTGGTGCTGGAAATTAAATCATCAGCAAAGAAAGGGGCTGTATTGAGCGAGTGGCCGGGGGTGTTGTTATGCGACAATTGGATGTACGATTCGCCCTCAAGGATGCGATAGTTGCGTTGCGGCATCACTTGTAAATTACGAGTGTTTTTCTTCTCCACCGTGACTTTAGCCTTGTTTGCCTTCTGCACGCTGATGCGACCGTGATGAATGGCGTTGTCCACGAACACGGGCTTACGCACATGGGTCATGACCTCATCTGCGTCAGTGTTGTACCGACCAGTCCTTGTATTCTTGAGGACGGTCATGATTCAACCTCAACAGTTCCATCGCTTCAAGGATGCTCCCTTTGGTGTCAATTTACCACCTTTGCTGGTCGGGCCTTTGACACCCGACATGCGAGCGCAAAACGACTTACGACGCTTCGCCTTCTTTGAACCGGGCTTGAGTTTGCTTGGCTTGGTTGTCACAGGAGGTTTGAGGTTTGCACCACTCTTACGCTTGGCGGCGGCACGACCCTTAGCGTTCAGTCCACCTTTCTTACTGTGCTTATTTGGGTTATAACCATGAAATGGCTTACTTTTTTTGGCCTTCATTACAGCGAAAGCAAGGTCAGCAGGTGAGCAACAATCACAAAAGTCAAAGTCCGTCATGCTCCATCACCACTGTGGTCTGTAGAATTGTAGTCTACATCTCCTTTATGTCCTTTTGGATGAAGGGATTGAGAGAAGCGTGGCTGGACGCTGTAATCCATCCTTTCTTCCTTTGTTTCGCCTTCTTTATGTGCACGCCTACGAGGTGCATCAGCACGATAGTGCTGTAGTGTATTTTCACTCATCACAACACGAGTCACTTCGTTGTCCAATTTTGTCGAGTCGAATCCACTGGCACTTGTTCCGATAATCTTTGGTCCTTTACTTACAGGTGTGGCATCATTACTGGATATATCCATAACATACAACGGGGCGTATGGTGGGTTACTGTCGGGGTTTGTAGCACGAATGTAATTTCCACTTGCCGCTCGACCGTTAAGAATCTCGTAAATGTACATACCGTATTTACCTCCACCAGTAGCGGAGAAGTAATTACTACCAAATTGTGGGCTTGAAGAGTGAAGACTGTTGTTAGGACGGAACATCTCAATGTGTTGTTTATCGAGCAAACGAACAGGGCGCATCATGTATGTTACACTCTTATCAGTAAGATTTGTTTGTTGTGATGATGCGTCGAATGTACTCGTTTCGTATGGATTAGATGTTTTGTTAGAGCCGGTGATACCGCCCCAATCTTTGTCGTTAATTGGTTTGACGAAATTACGAGATTCAGCAACATATGTACCACCAAGTGGACTGAAATTAGAAGTGTGACTAAGGCGCATTGCACCACCTTGGGGTTGTCCAGCGAAGTTAATTCCTGTTAAGTCGTAGTGACCGATGGTTTGTGAACCTGCTTGCATACCACCTTGTAGTACCACACGCTGTCCTACACCACGGTCAGTGTGTAGGCTGTGTGCCTCAGTGTTAATGGCGATAAGGTTGTCATCAACTCCCTCTATGTTTTCAGTATCGAGTCCGATACGAGGGCTACTACGGCTTACAGCATCTTTGTGTGGTGAGTCGCCACTTACTGTTTCAACACGGTCACTTACTACCGCTTCGGGTTTGAGCAATCCATCTTCGGCAATGTTGAGGCGTGCACTGATACCACGAGGTACTTCATCGGGTTGTAGCACATCATTGCGTGCACGAATAAATCCGTCATTCATGTTAGGCTCGGAGGTATGATGTGAAAGAACAACACCAGTAGCGTGATATGGCTCGTCAAGTGCTGTAAGTACATCTTCATTGAATGCTGTTGGGTATCGTAGACCACGCCCGTGCCCATCATCACCAACTCGGTGAGCGTTGGTAGGGAAGTACACATCGACTAACTCATTAGCATTGTTTGTGTTCACATCATTCTTACGACCACCAAAGCGTGGAATGGTGGAATACGGCGAACCGCTTAAATTACCACTTAAGCCAGCAACCAACAATCCTTTCATGTTTACAACCGGCTTACCACCGTTGAATAGACGCTGATATGGTGTAGCGTCGTTTGTTCTATCATATTCATACACATCTGCCGCATCCCAAGCAGGTCGAATACCGAAACCACGAACAGGGTGACGGCGAACCTCTTCTCCACGAGTGTTACCCCACCAATCTACCAAATAATATCCCACCGCTTCATCAATCTTAGCGATGTTTTTAGCATTTATGTCACCCCACCAATCACGAAGTACGGTTTCTTTGTTGCGTAGTGTACGCACAGGGCAACCAAATGGTCGTGCAATACGCATACCATCGCTATATCGCACTTGGAACTCCGGTTTATCCACTCCAAGCATACCACTGAAATTAGTTTGCCGCTCCATAATACCAATTTGAGTATTAGGGTATGTACCGTTAGTAAGACCACTACCACCAGCGTATGTCCATGTTTCAGTTTCACCTTGTACCAATGGTCCGTGTGGATAACCACTGCTAATGTCAGTTACAGTTGTTCCACCAAGTACCGCTTGTTCACGGAATGCACGCATACCATACAACGACCACTGTGGTTTGTTGTATGGTTGGCGCAAGCCAATACGATACCCAAACGGACGGGTGCGTGTAGGATTACTAATCCCGTCATAGGATGTTTTGGTAATACCGTTAGTTACAACATAAGAGCCATCATCATCAGCATCAGTCCAAACAGGTCCATCAAAGGTGTATTCTCTCGGATAATCCCATGCGGCGGATACATATCCGTACCCGTCAAGGCGACTAACTAACGGCCCGCCACGACTACCACA